GCCATCGCACTTGCAGCCCTGATCTGCATCACGCCCGCCCAGGCCGCAGATCAGCGCGCATGCATCGCCCAGGCCATCTACTGGGAAGCCCGTGGGCTGTCAGAGAATGGCCAGCGCGCGGTGGCGGAAGTGATTTGGAACCGGGTCAATCACCCGGCATTCCCCAAGACCCCTTGCGCGGTCGTTTTCCAGCGCACTGGGTCCACTTGCCAATTCAGTTGGACCTGCACCAGCCTCAGACACGCACAGCCGCCCAGGAACGCTTCCTGGCAGGCTGCATGGCGGATCGCAGGAGAGCCCCCCAGCAGCGTCACCAATGGTGCGCTGTTTTTTCACGCCAAACGGTATCGCACCCGCTGGCGCCACCTCGTGGAAGTCGCAGAAGTCGATGGACACGTTTTTTATTCAGACAGGAGATAGAGATGGACAGCATAAATAAAGCACTAAAAGTGCTTAGTGTTTTGAAGGCCACCGAGGAACTGAACAAGCTGCAATTGCGAATTGTGCTTGAATTGCATGGGCGCCTTGATGAAGCTTTGGTGCATGAATTGGCCAATGTTGCTGGCGTCAGCGCACCAGCCATTTCGCGGTCTGTGGATGAGCTTGAAAAGCTTGGATACGTCAAGCGCATCCGCGACGAAAAAGAAGATCGTCGCCGGGTGTATGTGACGCTCACAAACAAAGGGAACAAATTTATTGAAAGCGCCTTGGCGTAAGGAGAATTGAGATGAATAACGAAGAAATTTTGAAATTGGCTCTTGCTAAGTCACCAACCATTGCAGAAGCCAAAGAAGCTGCTGAATGGATGAAGCGATTTCTTAACGAAGAAAAGCAAATCCTGCCTCAGCCAAAATTGGCGACCCCTACGCCGGAATTGCTGAAAGCCACAGAAAAAGTCAAAGAAATCCTCAGTAGGCCGATTGATGATCCTGATTTTTATGTGGACCCCAACCAATTGCCTTTGGCCTTGGATGCAGCTCCAAAACGGACGCGCAAAAACTCAACCGCCAAAAGGAATGGGCGCAAGATATTGCCAGAAGAAACAGAATATGTGGCGCGAAAGCTTCCCACCATAAAAACAGAGGAAGAATTCAATGCCATGGCCAATGAATTAGACAGAAGCCCAGGCGCGATAAACGAATGGATAAATCGTGGTTATGTCAAAATAGATCATATTCTTTTGCCTCCCGCCATCTTTCCAAAACTCTATAGAAGGGCCTTGAAAGCAGCAAAGGAAAAGGCAAAGGCAGAAGCAAATGGGTGATTCCATCGTGTACGTCAGTGATGAAGAGTGGGAACGGCGCACCACCTACATGATTGAAGCCAAGAAGCGGAAGGAAACCTTCCAGCAGATGGCAGACGCGCTCGGCATCCCCCTCTGGGCTGCCGAGAAGTGGTATCACCGGCATGTGGCCCCCAAGCCCATGCTGAACCCCAGGCCATGCATGTGCTGCCGGAAGACGTTTGATTCCGAAGGCGTCCACAACCGCCTGTGCGGCCCCTGCAAAAGCGGGCGCGGCATCAACCCGTTTGAGGTCATCACCGGCACCTCACGCCAAATAAACGCGAGATAAAATGCCACAAATACGCGACGATCTGTATGCCAGGGCCTTTGCGGTGATGCTCAGAATTGAGCGCCGCCGCAGAAACTGGTCAACCGAAGAAATGGGCAGGCGCTGTAACGTCACCCGGTCAGGGATATCGGCCTGGGAGCTTGGCAACTGCACCCCCACCTACGGCAACATCATAAAGATCGCCAACGTCTTCGGCGTGAAGCTTTCCGACATGATGCGCGCCGTAGAAAACGTGGCGTCAATTTTGGACAAACACAATGATCAAGCAACTAAATCCGCCGATACCAGTGATCACGCCAAAGGGTAACGCCTGGGCGCACCTGATCATCGATTATGGGCCAGAAGCCGATCTGGTCTGGGTCTGCTTCCAGGACGACACCGGCCAGTGCTGGTCCTGGGGCAACAAAGACATCCGCGCACAAGCAAACCTCACGTTAGGTCGCTCTAATGTGAGGGATCAGGCGTGATCCTTACCAAAGGCTGTCATCTCGGTAATGCGCCGGGTCCAGCCTTTGCCGAAAGTGGCAAACGTATCCAGGCTTTCCAGGTAATGCTGCCGGTAAGCCTGATACGCATCCACCGCCTTCTGGGGGCCTAGCATGTCCACCCAGGCCTTCACCTGCTTCAAGGTATTGGCGCCTATGGCGCCGTCCGTAACGGCCCCACAGAGGCTCTGGAGGGCTTTGGCAGCCCTACCTGGGCCGCTGTTCACGGCGAAGTCAAAAACGCATGCAGCAAGCCCCGGCGAGATCGCGGCAAGCTCATCGCCTTTCACCTTGTCCCAGTACCCCTTGCGGTAGATCGCCAGGAGGTGATCGTCGGGAATCTTGCGCAGCTCATCCTTGGTGGCCGGGCGCCCCAGGAAGTCCGAATAGGTCTTGAGCGTCACGCCCTTCATGGTCGCGCCGCCGGGATCATCCTTGTGGTCGCTCCACAGCCCCTCGTGGTGCAGGGTTTCCGTCAGGATTTTGGGGAAGAGAGACATGGCTTAGGTCTTTATGATGTAGTTAAGAGCCAGATACGGAGGCACCGTGGCAGCGGTATGAGTGTGCGACCCATCGGTGCTGATGGAGTGATCGTGACCAGTTCCGCCACCCGTGGCGCCGGTTGTAAATGGATGCGTGTGTGCGCCAGCGGTTGATGTATTGTACTGATTTGTTCCGCCACCAGTAAAAATATAGTTGTTTGTGTTTCCGTAATTTGCGGAAGCAGCGATACCGGATTCACCACCGCTGCCAGACGTTCCGTGTGTGTGATTTCCGGCGCTGTCTGTCGTGCCAGAGTGCGTATGACTTGGGATTTGAGCGGTGGTCAAAGTCGTTGAGCCAGCCGCCCCAGTGTGATTGTGCGAGCCAGCGGTGGAGGTCGTCACCGATGTAGCGCCGCCAGTAGAGGCAAGTGGATAAGTACCGCCAGCACCAACACCAAACCTGTTCACCAAATTGGGCAGATTGAATGTGGTACTGCCGTCACCAGCACCATAGGTGGTTCCCACGATTGCAAACAAAGCACCATAAATTGATCGGTTGACAGCGGCGCCATCACAAATCAACCAACCTGTAGGTGCCGTAGCCCCCGCATATGGAACCACAATGCCCGGCTCCAAAATGGTTGGAACCGCAATAGTAATTGCACCAGAACCATTCGTGATAGAAACGCCCGCACCAGCAGTTAAGGTGGCTTGCGTATAGCCGCCTCCACTATTGCCAATCAAAAGCTGACCACTGGTCGGAGATGACGTTAAGCCGGTGCCGCCATTCGTAACAGGCAAATTGCTGATAGAACGGCGCATACCAGTGGCCGTGCCGTCACAAGATACAATCGTGGTGCCACTCGGTAGCGTGATGTTTGATCCGCCAGCAGCAGACGCAACAGAAATCGTGAAAGCGCCACTCGTGCTGTTGGTGATGGTCCACTGGCCGCCAACGCTGGACGGAATCAAATACCGCACATTGGCCGTGAGCGTACCGCTGATCACAATCTGAAGCGGGCGATACTGCGTGGATGTTAGGGTAACATCACCGGAAACTGCCGTGGCATTCAGGTTGGTGACGCCGCCAAGCGCGGTATCAACCGCCGTGAAATCCGCGTTTACCGGCGTATTCCAGCTATCGACGTAATCGTTAAACCCTGGCAGCTCCAGGTTCTTGTTGGGCGTGAACGTCGAAGTCATGGCATACCCCGTCAGATAGCTTTGTTTGCGATGGAAAGCGCCTTGGCCACAGCCTCATCCGGCTGCTCAAGGATACCCTCCGTGGTGGCATTATGCGCCTTCTTGGCGGCTTCCGCAGCCTTTATCAACGCGGCAGCCTTGGCAGAATGATCATTCCGCATCAGACGCCCTCCGGATGCCCGGCCCACGCGGCCACCGGCACGACGAGGCGGCGGCGCGCCCTGATCATCCTGCGACATGACGATGCGAGATAAGCCCGAATTTATCTCCTCAATCATCCTGGCGACAGCGGGCTGCCTTCTGGCCATATCGGCTAACCGCGCCGCATCTTCTGGATTATCAGACATAGCCAACCGCACTATTTGCCGCGCGCGGGCATTGCCCATTACGTTTGAAAGAAAACCAGCGCCACTTACCCCTGCCGCTGCAATTGCATGTCCAGGGCTAACCGTTATGCCGTTTGCCAAAGCGTACAGCACAGAACCAATACCGCCATATCCTGCGATTTTTTCAACGCCTCGTTGAACTGGGCTTTCCCTGGCGACAATATCACGGATATTCCGCGATACACCATGAACCAACATGGTGGATTGAATGTTGTTGAATGTATTATCGCCAAGAATTGCCCTGTATTGGTTCAGAATGCTGGCATCACGAGAGGCAAAAATCTTAGCTGCATCATCAGGATTTGTCCTGATATAAGCAGCAAGCCCCGTTCTGAACATGCTTTTCTCTTCAGGAGAAAACTTGTTATCAAACTGATACATCTGGTTGCCAACATACCGAGTGTCGGCCTGCTTGCCTTTTGCTGCTTCTCTAAAAAATTCCTCACCAGCAGTGAATGCATTATCCGCGCGCAAATATTTACCAGCGCCGGAGACTGCTTCACGATACGGGATAAAACTGGCCACCAAATAATTTTGAAGTTGTTTTCTGGCGTAATCTATGTCGCCGCCTCTTGTTCTCGCATTTGAAGAAAATGCTTCTTGAGCTTGATCATTTAAAGATCGACGAAAGCGGTCCCAGAATTCAAGCGGCACTTGCCCTTGGCCAGAGAAAACAAGCTGGCCATTTTGCCTCACAAAAGGATTGGTAAATCCTCCAGGCGTTTGGCTTCTTGAGGTCAAGCCATCAATAGCTTCTTGAGCTGCCTTTTGGCCCCAAGGTGTCATTAAATTTTGAGCAAGCTCATCATTCCAAACATGCTGAGCCATTGGTTGAGAATATGCAGCCCTATACATCGGAGCATTTGCAGCGCGGGCAACATCGTTGGCTTCGCGCATTAATGCAGAGGGCTCAATTGAGCCGCCAAAAATTCTATCAATGTTTTGCCGCGTTGTGTTGGTTGCTTCAGCTTGACGGTTCTGGAAGAATTCCTGCAATTGCCGCGCGGTTGGGGTGTCTTTTTGGCCAATGCGCCCCAAAGCGTCCTCCACCATCCTGCGACCACCAGGAAGGTCGGCAATAGAAAGAGGAAGATCAAGAATTGGATTAACCCCAGTAGGGTCTGGAATAGTGCGAGCCGCAGCGGTTTCAAATTCATTGAGGGTCATCTGACCCTTACCTAGCCCGGTTGTTTGGGCTCTTTGGGCAATTTCAAGCTGCGGATTGATGTAATTCCTGATGGCACCAGCGCCTGCACCCAAGGCGCCTAAGCCAGCGCGCAATCCGCCACCAAGCAAAGCACCGAATTCGCCGCCTTCTTGCGCGCGGCTGGCAATATCACCCAGGCTCTCCCCAGGAACAAGCTTCGCAGCCTCTTCAGCAGCGCCGTAAAGGCCACTTTCTGCCGCCGCAAGCCCAACAGGCACCGCCGCGCGCCCCACCGCCTGAGTGGGCCTGGAAATGAACCCTGGGACATACCGGGCAGCCGCTGATGCCGCGTCAGCAACAGCCTGCGGCACATATCGACTGGCAACATTCAATGCAGGCTGCACTGCTGCCGCAACACGCGGCGCAGTGAGAGAAGGGAATACCGGCAATGTAGCCAGGGCGCCGCCCACTTGGCCCGCCGCTGCGAGTGCGGGGTTTGCTTCCTGATAGGCGCGCTTCTGAGCCTCCCTGGCAGCAAGCTCAGAGGAATACCGCTCCCCAAAAGTGGTGCCTTCAGGGCCTCTTGTGGCAGCCAAAATGGCAGATGTGCCACGCTCCATAAGCGGGGTGAGAACCGGGATTTCGACATCTGGCAGCCGATATCCCATAGTTTCCTGACGCTGCCGCGCCGCAGGCATCTGCGCCTGAATGCGCTGCTCAAAGCTCTGGGCAGCACTCGGCGCCTGCAAGGTCGCGCCAGGAGGTAGCGGTAAGGCTTCCCCCTGTGGTTCAAGGGTGGCACCGGGAGGAAGTGGCAGGCCATTGCTCATGGATTGTACCTCTCCCCAGTATCTTCAAATACCCATTGACCATCTCGGGCAAGGATTCGGCGTCCCCCAACAAAGGCTTGGGTTGCTGTTGGTTGAGCCGCTGGAATTTCCCGCCCAAGAACAGCTCGCTCAGATTCTGGAGTGCTACCGGCAAACCTTGGCGTTTGAGAAATCGCCAACTCTTGGAATTTCTGAAGCGAATTTTCTGGGCGACTTGTCCACCTAACATTGAATCGTAAGGGGTCTTCAGACATGCCAGACTCGGCCCAATCACGATATCTTTTGTTGTCACGCTCAAGTGTCGCAAGCGCTGTGGTGATGACGCCATACCGGGCAGTCGGTTCCATTTCAGGCTTTGCAACAGTAAGCAAAGCTTGACGCAAAGCAGCACCCGGCGCCCCCTGGGCTCCCTCTTGGATAATTTTTGAAAAAGCCTGTTCAACAGCAGCCTTGTTTGCTGCATCTACGCCCGCTTGAAGCGTCCTATCAACGACATCACGCAACCAAGGGACTTGCGATGCAAGACCTTGGATTTGCGCAATCGCTTCAGAACCCCTGTTTGAATAGATGTTTGAATAAATCGTCGTTAGACGATCAATCAAAGTGCGTGAAACGGGGTATTCATTGCTGATGAATTCATTCGCCCTACTGTATTGCTCAGTGCGAGCCCTTGCCATGTCTTCAACAAATTTGGCATCCTGGGTGCGTTCAACAGCAAGCTGCTTGAATTGTTCATTTAGCGTATTATCCCTATTGCGAGGGACAATTTCACCACCAATGATCCTGTCTGCGCGCTGTTGGTAATCCTTGACTTCGCTTTCTAAGCCAGGGATTTCATTAAGCGCCTGCTGCGTTCCTTCAGTCCGAAGCGCGGCAATCCTGGCGCGCTTTGCGCGGATTTGCTCATCAATCCATTGTGGATTGTCTTCATTCCGAAGCATGGAATAATCAAAGCCCTCAAGCCTGCGCTGCGCTGTTGAACCAGCATATGGTGACGCTGGATCAACACGCTGCCCAGGCGCCGGGGGTGGCGTCTGAGGCTGCGGCACAGGGGCAGCAGGAGCTTCACGCCTACCTTCGGGAGCCACCTCCGCTGGCGGCGCTGGGGGCTGTTCAGCCGGTGCGGCACCAGGAACAGGCACTTCACCAGGACGCCCAGCAGCAGGGACAGGCACTTCACCAGGACGCCCAGCAGCAGGGGCTTCAGGGGCGCCAGGAGCCCGGCTGGCAGCAACAGCGCCAACACCGGAAGCGCCACCAGCAAGCGACCCAAGGATTTGCCGATAGCGCCTGTTGTATTCCTCAAGGCTGATCTGCTGGCCTGTTGCCTTATCGAGGTAGAAAACACGATTGTCGGCACCAAGGCGCCGTTCATACATATTTTCAAAACGCTGCAAGAGCTGAAGGTTCCGCAGGGACTCTTCAACATCCACACGCCGCTCTGCGGTGGCCGCCTGCTGCGCCTGGATGCCAGTCTGCTCACGGGCGCGCTGCTGCTCTTCAAAGCGCGCCTGCATGCCGCCATAGGTTTCAGCAGCCGTCCCAAGGCCCTGCAAAATAGCAGACCCAAGATAACGGCTGGGGGAAGAAGCCATCCCAGCAAGGCCAGCAAGCAGCGGAACAAAATACTGCTGATTGCGCTGCATCCAATCCGGTTCTGGCCGCTCCATCTTGACTAAACCGCGCTGGGGACGCTGCTGGCCAGCAAGTCGTGCAAGATCATCAGAAGCAACAGGCCGATTTTCTGGCGCGCGAGCGCGCACTTCAGCAATCTGATCTTCAGTCACGCCGGGGAAATACCGGATGACTTTTGCAGCATAATCGGGATCACCACCAGCATTGTAATTGGTGGCCAAAGCCCGCGCCGCCGCGACAGGATTGGACCAATCCACATTCGGATTGCGCGCCGCAATATAGGAAGCCGAAAAATCGATATTGCGCCGGGGATCGCGCAATTCTTCTTCGGTCACAGGATTAAGGCCAAACCCAGGCCTGCGCGCTGTGCTGGGCAAGATCTGCCCCAGGCCGACTTCCCCAGCCTGCCCGCGCGCGTCAGGATTGAAGCCAGATTCATGACGCAGAACAGCACCAAGGACATGCGGAGGAACATTCCTCTCGCGCGCCACCTCATCAACGATGGATTGATATTGTTCCGGGATATCAGGCCCACCGCCCTGCTGGTAGCCTTTGCGCGGCACAAGGCCCCCGAATGCGCGCTTAACCGCATCTTCAGTAGCCTTTTTATAATCAACAGTCTTGTAATCACCAGCAAGCCCAACAGCATCAGGATGATGCTTTTCAACTTCTTGCGCGATTAACCCGATTTGCGTTCTTGGATCACCCTTGTAGTTATAACGATAAATCTTTTGATTATCGTTTGTCTTGCCGATTTCTTCGATATTTTCTTTTAGCCGACGATCAGACCCAAACGCAGCATAAACGGCAGCCGCAGATGCGGCCATCTTCAGCGCCTTTTGTGCGTCAGATTCTTGATCCATTTTGGGCTGCTGGGCAGTCACCAATTTAGGTGGCTCTATCGGCTTTGAAATATCCTCTGGCACATATTCATTTTCGGCCTGATTATACGGCAATCCGCCCATAGCCAAGCCGGGGCGAATGGCGCCGCCACGAGCATTGCCACTAGGGGCGCTAAGACCTTCAGCCCAACTTTCCGCTTCCCTGTAAGTACGGGCAGGGCCACTTTCCCTCAAATTCACCTCGCCAGCGCGGCCAAACATGCCGCTGGTAGGCTCAATATTACGGGTAACAGTTTCTCCCGCTTGATTTGTGACCCGTTCTGTTGAGCCGGGAGTGCCAACCAAACCTGCCTTCAGGCCAGCATAACCCTTCTGGATACGCTCAGGCATGCCTGCGATATCACCAACATCGCGCATGGCCTGCCGCACATCATAAGGAGGCTGCTGCCGAGGTGCTGGCGCCGTCAATAAATTACGATTAGGCGCCTGCATCAGGGTAGAACCATAAGGCCCAGCCTTTCCCACGCCAGAGCCATACATTCCGGCCTTCCCATAGGGGAACATGCCCTGATGAGCGTTCACCAGCGCATTGATCTGCGCCAGGACATCATCGCCACCCGGCGCACCGCCCGCAGCAAATCCTTGGCCAGCATCTTCGCGGAACACACTGCCACCCATGGAACTGCCATCCCACGGGCTTAGACCGCCGCCATAGGCCTTGGGAGCCCGCGCAGCAGCTTCATCGGTGGCAGCATCATAATCCACCGTCTTATAGCCGCCAGCCAGCCCAACGGCCTCTGGATGCTTCTTCTCAACGTCCTGCGCCACAAGGCCGATCCGGGTGCCGGGCTCGCCCTTGTATTTGAAGCGCACAATGTCTTGCCCATCGAAAGTCTTACCGATGGGCTCAATGTCATGCTTCAACCGCTCATCCGAGAAGAACGATGAAGGCTGCGTGGTGGTCGTGGTCGATCCAGACAGCGCGCCCGTACCCATGGCAATGTTCGCCAGGAACTGCGCCACTTGGAACGGGTAGCCCTGCTGCTGCAAGAACTGGTTGTACAGCGCCTGATTCTGCGCCTGCTGGGTCTGCTGCTCCACAGTACCGGCAGCAAGCTGCGCCTGACCGCCCTGCAAGGCAGCCTGCTGCGCGCCAGTGCCAAGCCCGGCAAGCCCCTGGCTGACGCCAGCGCCCATGCCATACAGCCCCTGACCGAGAGCGGCTTGCTGTTGCGCGGCTGTGGCGCCCTGGCCGAATACCTGCTGCCCCAATGCCGCCTGCTGCTGGGCAGTCTGCGCCCCCTGGCCAAATGCCTGCTGGCCAATACCGAGGAATTGATTAGCCGCCTGCTGCTGCGCCTGCCGGTTGGCCTGCTCGGCCTGTAAAGCCACGCCCTGCTGCTGCTGGGCCGCGCCAAGCGCTTGCCCATAGCCCTGCTGGTAGATATTCCCAAGAGCCTGGGCGGTGGCAAGGTTCTGCTGCTGGGCCAAATTGGCCTGGGCAATCCGCCCGCGATCACCACCAAAGGCGCCGCCACGGATTTGCTCACCAAGCACCCGCTGGCGCTCTTGCTCCTGCTGCTGCCGCAAAGCCTGATAGGTGGGCTGTGCCACAGCTTCAGTGTAGGGAGACATATAGGCACCGACATTCAAGCCGCCGGGCGCGATCTGCCGCGCACCAGCAAGGCCAAAACCCGTTGCCATACCCTGATAAGGCTGGGCAGCGGCCTGGGCGCCAGCGATGTTCTGAGCCGCAGCAGTCTGCAACGGCGCAGCAGCCGCCTGCCCCCCATAGAGGTCTTGCGTGGCTGCCTGATAATAAGGCTGGGCCTGCGCTGCACCACCAAGCAACGCCGTACCGGCAGCCTGATAATAGGGCTGCGCGGCGCCAGCGGCTTGGCTGACATTGGCAATGCCAGCCTGCTGCGTTTGGGTAAGAGGAGCGACAAACTGGCCGCCATATGGGGTGAAAGGTTGCTGCGCGACAGTCTCCGCGCGAGCATTTACCGCATTATACCGGGCCAAAACCTCTGGCGGGATGGATACCGAGGAGGTACTTGTGCTGCTCTTACCACCACCGCTCATGATGCCTCTTTCCAGCCCCCTGTTTGGGCTTGATACAGGAAGTAAACCCCCGAAGGCGAGCCAAATTGACGTTCATACATACGGATTTTGGCCGCAGTACGGTCATTACTTAACACACCAATCATCAGGGGCAAACCCAATTTATCAGACGTTTCCTTGGCGAACTTGCAGAGCTTGGCAGCCCTGCCACCCTTCGCGCTACGAAAATCAGGATGGACGAAGATCGCCCGCTCCTCAAGAACGGGATTATCTGAGTACCAGACATTCCCGACCCGAAGCAGAATGGCCGCTTCGGGCTTTTCTCCAGTTTTCCCAACAACCCCCACAATACCAGATTGCAGGGTCAAAGCCGGGTAAATCTCGTTCAAAAGCTTGACCGGGTTTGGGTTCACAAACCCATTCTCATCACAAGCAAGCATCGCCAATTCCATGAGGTCATGGACATCATCAGGCGTGGCAATTCGGACCTTAATATCTTCAGACATCAGCTTTTCAATCTTTCTTCGGTCCCGGCAAGGCCTGGAGGGTCTTAATGGTCTTCTGCCGGTATTGTTTCACAAATTCATCCAGCATCCGATGCCCGTCCTCCATCGAGCCACCACCCAGGTGAATTACATCTTGCGGGCTGATGATGTATTCCCCACCCGCTACAACCACAGGAACCGTTTCTACGTCAGCAAAAGCCGGGTTCTTGTGGGGCTCACGATCCCCCTCTGGATCGCGAAAAATACGGTCTGAAACCTTAAAACCAGCCATGGAATTGCCTTCGCCCATGGCCGAAATGATGTCTGCCGGGATCACATAAGAGCCAGAAGCCACATGCACCGGCAGGTGATCGGTACGCCCGGCCACCGCGCTGTGGATAGGCCCCACATGGATTTTATCCGGTTGCGGGTTGTCCACACCAAGGCGCATGCCGCCTTCGGCAGCCTTCTTCCTGGCGATGTTCAGCGCGGCAGCAATGGCCTGATCACGCGGATGCCCGGCGTGAATCATCTCGCTGATGTTGGAAGAAATCGTCTTCTGCGATTTGCCGCGCTTCAATGGCATGTCATGCCCCCACCGAATAGGTGACGTTCATCTCTTGCCCCGTGCCAACAACGATCACCAAACCATTGGTGAACAATAGGTTCATTGGATAGACGCTAGCAGCGGAATCAATTGTTGCAAGCATATTGCTCGCTGAAACTCCCGCCACCGTAGAAGAGTTGTGAATGGCCCCGGCGGTAGTGCCAGCCACCGTAACCGAAACATTGATCAACCGCCCAGGCCCCGTAAGCACCAAGGTGTTGGCGGAAGCCGTTGCCGAAGTGTTGGAGCCATAAATGCGCTGAAGCGTCTGGTTCAGCGTATTAACAGCAATGACGCCGTTCTTCTGGATCGTTGCGATATCGTCTAAACTGGCCATCAGAATTTCCCATCAGGGGCAAAGCGGTAACGCATTGCACCCATACGCCAGAACGAATCAATATCGTTGCTCTCAATCTTGATCGACACTAAGCGACCACGGAAGCGCGGCACAATATATTGCGTGGTTTTGACGACATCATAAGGCCCATAAACCTTTGGCGTGTCGCCGGGGTAATTCAGCACATAGAACGTCAAAAGCAGGTTGGCGTCCTGCACACCCTCATAATAGCCCCACTTAGCATCCGGCCAGAACTGATCAATGTAAGTCAGAACATCGCCGTCTGAGAGCGTGAAATATCCCGTCTGAAAGTAGGATGTCATGGGGAAACCATCAGCATTTTGAGAAGTCTCATGCTGATAGATCAAACCTTCCGGTGTCGCGCCAATCGGCGGCCCAAGCACAGATTGATTGATCCAAGCTGTGCGTGAGAGCGTCCCAAAATCCCACTGGTTTAAGCCAACATTATACTTCACATATGCGTTGATTTCGCCGCCATTGCTCATGGTGGGATAAAACCAAGCCACTTCATTAAATCGTGAATTCACCGCAATCCTGATTTTATCAAGATTGGTCGTATCAAGGTCTTGGAAGATCACATCCCAGATCGGGCATTGAATGCCCTGCACACCGCCATTGGCATACATAAAGAACTGGCTCTGCGACATCCAATAAATGACGCCATTCAAAGACGCGGCAGCTTTGGGCGAAATCAAACCGCAGCCGGTGCCAATTTCATTGAATGAATACACATAAGGCGGCCCGACATACTGCATTGCCCAAAGCGCAAGATCAGTCCAAATGAGCCCCTGCTGTGGCCCCTGGATGCAACCAACAATCTTAGACCCCTTGGGGATGCGATATGAGCCTGCTTGATTGGTCGGTAACGCAATCCATTGCTCATAATTCTCAATGTCGCACCAGCGGATCAATAGCGGGTCTTGGACGCCATTGAAGGTCGATCCCCACGCAATGATCTGCCGCTGCGGCATCGCAACAAAGATGCCCGCATTTGCCACCGGAGCTTCAGGGATGACATCCAATGTGGGTGAATTGACCTGGGGTGACCATTGATAAATAGGCCCCCCAAGAGGACTGGATACAGCAGCACCAAAATTCAAGCCATTTGGGCAGGCGATTAGAATTTCACCCCAATTGTCCAAAGTCCAATCCAACGCATCAAGGCCAATACCGCCGCCAGGAATGATGGTAATGCCAGAGCCAAAACCGCCCGTGCCATAACCACCAGCACCAAAACCAGTGCCGGTAACCAAAGGACCAAAAGAATAGTAATAATTGTAAGCTGCGTCACCACCATTTATGAAAGCATTTGCGGTGGATGCTGCCTCCTGTTGCGCGTTGATAGTGAACTGGCTTGAACTGATCACTTGCCTAACAGAATAATTACCCAGCAAGGTAACACCACCCACGGAAGTAGAAACCAAAATTGGGTAAGTATCCCCGACAGAATAGCCGTGATCAGCCAAAGTTACTTCAACAACAGACGATCCGCTTGTTGTGTCAAACTCAGCAACCGCCCCACCATTGGAAACGGCAGAAAGAGGAATCAAAGGATTCCCAAGAGTGTCCAATAAATAAATTTCATAGGTGTTTGCTGAAACTTGATGTGTCCTATAAAAACCAAAAATAATAATGCCGCCCACGGAAATATGCGTCAAAACAAACACCGAATCATAATTGGTGATGTTGCTTCCAGCATCGGTGATAACAACAGCATTTGAGCTGGTTGTGGTGGTTACATCCACAGCGACATTGCTGCGCTCAACTTGAGGTGTGAGGTTTTTTGCCAGACCGTCATTTATGACATAAATCGGGGCGCCAAGATTGGCTATATTGGGCGCTGTTTCACACCCGACAGCCAGATATTTTTCGCCATTAGTATCCTGCCAAGCCAACATAGCCCTAGGCGTGGCAGCCAAAGCATTCGGGTAATATCGCGTCCAACCGCCAAGCTTCTGAGGCAGTCCCAAGCCCTGTCGATCCTGCACAAAACGAATGAGCTGGCTTTCAGACAGCGCAGCCTCGTTCAAAGCCGGTGTCCGGTTTTGATCAACCCCAGGGATCAGCTTGAGCGTGGCGTGAGGCATACCTTATCCCCTGGTCGGGGTGGCCACTGGGGAAGGCGACATAGAAGTCCAGCCAGACGATTGGAACTTCTTGCGCGCCTCTTCAACCATCGCCCCCTTCAGCAAAGTCTGATACTGAGTCTCATAGTTAACCGGCATCTGCGGGTCATTGGCTGCCGCTGAAATGAAGTTGCGCTGAAAAGCGCTGATGTAAATCATGGAAGCCATGATCAGCAGATCAGGCAGATAGAGCGAAACAAAGGTTGAAGTGTTGGCCGCAGACAGCGAATTCGGGCGGAATGTACCTACAATCTCAATGGTATAGGTGTCATCCGCCCATGGGCCAAGGATGATCGTGTTCTGATTGAACATCGCAAAATAGGCCGGAACACTTGCCGAGGTGTTGCTGACGTAATTGTAATTCATCCACTCTTTTGTAACCGGCAACAGCGTGACCCTGGCGCCAAAATCAGGCACAGTCGTGCCAGCAGGGGTAATGACATTCACCTCCTGCACCGTGATGAAGTCAGCAATCGGGAATGTGACTGTGCGCGCATTCTGGGTGGTAGTGTATGAGCTAATTGAAGTGACAGTCTCAAGCAGGTCCAGATCACGGTAAATGCGGTTTTCCGCATAGGTGATCATCTGCGGGAGGATTTCCACAAAATTCGGGTCATCAGGAGGCACGACCGCCAGGGTTGCGATCTCGGTCACATACTGAGTGTACGTCAAACCTGTGGTCATAGGCGAAACCCCTTGCCGGGAGGGATATTAAACCAGCCTTGTAGCCGAAGTCATTTGGAATTTCTACGCATAGCTTCATCCTTGGCCTTTGAGCCAGCCGAAGAGCCGAAGTAATAGGCCATTATACCGCCCCAGGCAGTCCCGAGAGTGCCAAGCATGACAAGCATGGCCTCCGATCCGCCATGCTGCGGCAGGCCATTCTTGAGCATATAAAACAGCACCCCAAAATAGCCACCCGTAACCAGCCCGGCTAGGACACGCGGGGTCCAATCCCTGGTGGCAACCTCACGATTGCGCGCACTGCTCCGGTCCTCATTGGCAATCCGCTCCAGGTCAATGTCCAATTCGCGCATTTTCACAGCGAAGTCTTGCTCGGCCTGCTTCAGCGCCAGGAGCTGTTCTGGGGTCGCCCTGGCCGCCGCTTCGGTCAGCTCCTGCTCAGATCCGTCAGGCTTGCCCAGGAGGGCTTCCGAGATCGCCCTGGTGGCCATGCCAGCCAAAGGGCCACCCACGGCGCTGGCGATGCTGGGAGCGACTGTACGCACAAGG